TAATTGCACCACCATAAGGAAAAATACTTCCTTCGTCAGTTTCAACAGCAACTAATTGGGTGTCCAATGCGTTACCATTTCTAGTTCTGTCACTATCCAATGCAGTCTCAACTGTTGTCACTAACTGATTTCGTTTAGTGTCTATATTAACTGTACTTGCACTTGCATTGGAAACAAAACCAAATATTCTAAAATCAATCGTCCCTGTTCTAGTTATATTACTATTCTTAATTGTAATATCTTCCCTAGTTTCATCAGCGGTCTGTACAAAGACTGCTGGAAATTGTTGTTGGGACAACTCATCTAATTCAAAAGGCTCTCTCGTTACTTTTCCGAAAGTAATCGGACTGCTAACCGCAGTAAGGGTTGTAACTATGTGAGCCGCAATATCTTCTCTTTCACTCATATTCTTAATTCTTTTTCAAATGATTTTCTAACTACTTGAAACGCTTTATCTTCCTCAGTTCTATTAACATCAAAGAATGGTCTTGATTGATCGTTAAAAAATGCTTTTATATTCTGTGTTCTATTAGGAAAGAATATCTGTCCTTTTGTATTAGATAATTTTTTAAATGACATATTTCCTAACATCTGACCAGTAAAAAATAAATTAGGTGTTAATGTAGCACCTCTTTTTGCTCTAACTTTTGCATAGCCTTTAGAATAACTTTTAAATACTCCACCTTTAACACTTCTTCCTCGTCTTGTACGATCTTTTATAACATTCTGTAAAAAAGTTGCAGTCAATGCCATAGCCTTTCGACTAGCGCTAGGGATCTTTCTTTTGATCTGATTTAATGCACCTTTAACAGCAGATACTTCAATCTGCATATTAAGTGTTACCATTATCTAACCAATCTTAATGAATGAACAGCAACTTTTTCAGCGTCAGATATTGTACTATCATCATTAGCGTCATACTCAACACCATCTCGTAAAATATCTGCAAATTCATCTTCGTATCTTTCTCGATAAAAACTACCCATTTGTTGGAAACGATCTTCGTCACCGGAAGCATTAAACTTTGTTAATGATGGACAAACATAATATCCCAAACATCTATAAACTGTTGCTCTTGTCCATTGTGAATCAGTAAGTAAAGTTAAATCAATTTCTATACCACCAGCATAGCTTCTGTTTCTTGATTGATTGCTGTGATAAACTGACCACCATTTGTTTCTAATATCTCTTTGTACATCTGCTATTGCTTGGGTTACATAAGTATCAAGCTGTGCTGTACTAAGCCCCATATCCCCTATATCTGGTTGATATGTAATTAAATCTGTGCGTGCCGCAAATGCCATAATAAAATTCCTTGTAAATAATTAGAGGGGGGAAAAATCCCCCCCCTTTTAACGTTAATCCTATAAAGATTAAAGTATGCTTGAATCAGCTAGTACTTCAACTCCATATGAATCGTGTAGTTCGCCTACGCCATAAACAGCAGTAGCGACAATCTCAGTTCCTCTAATTGAAGCATCTCTTTGAGTTTCAATTTTAAGATCTTGAAGCATTGCTATACCTAATGCGTCTTTATGGAATAAACCACCTTTATAGTCACCTGTTGTACCTGTGTTATCCATATTTGAAGTTTCAAACACATTAACACCAGCAAGTTGACCTACAAATCCACTTCTTAATGCTTCGTTAGCAAGTTCAGTTGGATTAGGGTTTGCGAATGTATTAGTTAGGTTTGCTTTTAAGTCATACGCAATAGCTGGGTGTAATACCAAAGACATATCGTTGCTTGGTACACCAGCTTGTTTTAGCTTAGATACTGCTTCAAAAACTTTTGCAACAGTAATAGCTGCATCAGCTGCACCTACGGCAGTTGAAAAGCCATCAAATAAAGCAGTTAGATCAGTGTCAATTTTTTTAGCAATAGCTTCACCAAATAATCTTCCTAGATCCCTTACAACATCTGATTCAGATACATTTATAGCCATATCAGTGACCGTAGTCATAATACCAACTTCAGCCACAGTTAGGTCAGCTTTTGAAGTTGATACTGCTGTGTTACTTAGGTCAGTAGCTTCATTAACAGCTGCAGCACTTACAGTTGGGTAAATTGGCACTTGTAGTACCTTGCCTGAATTTTTAGGCATTGTGTAGTTTCTTACAAGACCTCGCATAATAGATGATTCAGATGCTACAAATAGAGCTTCCGCAACCATAGGCGAGATCAAATCGTCTAATGTCGACAATGTTGATTCGTTAGCCATAATTTTTCTCCTTTATGGTTTATTAGTTGTTAATAATTTTTTAATAATTTCTCCTTACGATATTCAGCATATCTTGCTTTATCTTCTGGATTATTCATATTTAGTTCCGCCAAGTTCAAAGGTTTGGGCGTATCACCACCAACACTCGATTTAGAACCAACACCACTAGGTGATGCTATTTTAAAATGAGGGTTGTCATCTAAAAACTGTCCAACATATTCTTTTATACTAAGTGGTTCACCTTTATCGTTATACATTGGTGCATTATTATCACCAATAATTTCTGGTTTACCATCGTCTCCTAATTGAACTTTGTTTTTTAACAAATTAACGACTTGCTCTGGTTTAATAGCTTGTTGTTCACTTGCTACTTTAATCAATGCGTCATCAATTCGTACTTTTTGTAACTCGGCTTGGTATTGAGAAATAACAGCGTCTTTTTTAGATACTGTTTCTTTCAATACTTTATCAAATTCACCTCGTTGTTTTTGCATTTCTAACTCTTTAGCTTCTTTTTCTTCTTTGAGTTGTCTTGCTTCGTCAAGATCAATGCCATTAAGTTTCTTTTCAAACTTAGCTCTTTCTCTTGCTAGTCTTTTTTCAAGAATTTTATCCAACTCGCTTTGTGCAATCATTGGCTCTTGTTGTTCAACTTCCTGTTTTGTTTCTAGAGATTCAGTATTCTCAATCTCCGTTTTTTGCTCGTCAGCCATAGTAGTATTCTCCTATATTATAAGATCGCCATTTTCATTATACCAACTTGGATCAGTCGGTTGTAGATGGTGTCGGCAATTATATCCACCTCTACTTGTAAATGGATCGGTTGTTGATTTACCTTTCCAACTCTCAGATGACCACTTATCTCTAAGCTCTTCCTCTGAAAATATCTTCCCTCTATTCGCTATACAAAATGGTCTACTATCACCAATTATATCTCCGTAATAAAGAAAGTTTGTTAGACCAGCTTCTGCAGCTTTCGCTTTAGTAAACTGTCCATCAAATTCCATTAAACTATCGTGTGCTAATTGCTTAGCATATCTTCTCATATTATTTCCAACTCTATCTGCACCATAAACAGTATGCAACTTTTCTATTGCTTTTTGTTTTACTGTCTCATCAGTTGTAGTTGCAACAAGTTCTACTAGATCATTAATTTCATCTTGATCTGCTTTAATATATACACCATTGATCCTGTGTTGTAAGGTTTTAACTGTGTCCTCAAATGGTTTTCCACTTATCGTACTTTGATAAATTTCATCAGCCAAAGCGTTAGTAGTTTCAGTTGCTATATCTAAAAACCCTGTAAACTTAACCCGTTTTAAATTAGTAATTGTTTCTATGTCTAATTCAGTAAGTGTTTTAAAGTTTTCAGATATCGGTAATACTTTCATATTATCTACTATAATCTTAGCAACTTTATCGTATTCTCTTACAGTTCCATCAGCCCACAATACATAGTGTTTATCTATTAAAGCTTTTATCTTAGGTCTTAATTCAACCGCTAGTCTTGCTTCAAATAATTTGTTATCTCTAAGCGGTAAAGAATTTGCAAGTTTTACAACATCTTTTTCTAGATTTTCTAAAGCAATGTTTAATCTGTTTATATGTCTTGCTTCTATATCATCTACCAGGTTTTCTCTTAATTGTGCAAGTTCTTCTATTTTATCCATTATCTTCTCTTGCCTTGTCCTCTGTATTTTTTATATGATCTTCTCTTAGATTTATTCATAGTAGACTTTATAGGGTTTCTACCTTGTGAAGTTCCCTTCTCAGTCTTTATGTGGCTCGTGTAATTCTTTGTCTTCCGCATTTCTTTTCCAAAATTCGTCTAATGCGTTATGCTCGCAGTTAGAACATTTACATATAGCACATTGACCATTATTTCCACAATGGCAATCGTGTTCGCAGTTACGACACATCATAGCTCCCCCTAATCAATAATTCGTTTAATTCTTAACCTTCCCATATCATTTTCAAGTTCAGCTTTCACTTCCTTGCATTGGATATATATTCCTTCTTGATCTTCACCGATGGATCTTGATACAACTCTTTTCTGAGCCAAACAGTCTGACATTCCTTTAGTTGGAACATATTCTAAAACTTTATTTCCATCTTTAATCATCATCATAGCAAACACTATTTCGATCATTGTTTGTAACTCCCATTTTTTTCTTCTAAATCAATTATTCGTTCTTCGTGAAATTGAATAACCATATCGTTTTTTTGTATCATTGGTATTTCTTTTTCCATCTGCTCTTTAAGTTTGTCTTGGTTTTTAGAAATAAACTCAACTAACATAAACAACTCTTGTATCTGAGGACTAACCATATCGCCTTTTGGTACTCCATCTATAAAGTCATTGGCAGCTTCTAAGTCTTTAGTAATTAACTGAAGCTCAGTCTCCACCAACGTCAGACGTTCAAGTAAATTAAAATATGAGAATGTGCCTATGGCAACTGCTCCAAGAATAGCAATTAAATTTTTTGCTGGTAAACTTATTTTGCTATCTTCAGATAAATCTAACTTACTCGACATCTTCCTCTGCTACTTCAGCCTGTGTTTGAGCTGTTTCAAATACTCCGACCTCTGTTTGTGCTGTGATCTCGTCATTAATCGTACTAATAACAGCGTCATCATCAATAACAGCACTCACAATTTGTTTATCAATCTCTTTTTGGAATGTGCTTGATCTAACTCCACTTGCTTTAGCCTGTTGTAAGTATGCGAGATCAGAAGCATAATCTCTGAGATTAAAGCTATCTGGGTAGTTAATAACACCATCAAATGACTTGCCTTGCCACATAGCCCATAAACTCCATATTTGTTCTTCAGCGTTTTCCAATAAGTCAGCCTTCTCACTCAATACCGAGTTAAGGTTTTCAAACTCAGTCTGTAAAGCAATCCCAGATTGGACTTGGGTTTTA